AAAATCACTGATAATTTATATGGTGGTGATATTGGTAAGGCATATGATGCTGTTGTAAACCCCCATAAAAACCCTTACGATATAAAAGAAGATGAAGATATTAAAGAAGCATCATACGCTAACCAATATGTAGATAAAAATAGGATTGCAAGTAATAAGTATAAACAAGCTAATGATTATAAAGCATCCTATGATAGTATTGGACAAGTTTCTTCTGAAAAACAATTTGATGATGATAACATAGATAAAAAAGCTGTTAAAGGAGCTAAAAAAAATAAAGGTTTAGCTAAAACAGCTGAAGAATTAGCTTTATTAACTCGTGAAATGAAGTCATTAGCTAAAAAATATTCTAAAGCTGAAGGTGAAGAAAAAGAAGAATTAGTAAAAACCTTAAAGGCAAAAACTAAATTAAAAAAAGAACTAGAAAGTATTCTAGATAAAAAGAAGATATAATGTCATCTAAAGAAAGGTTTTTATATATTGCTATAGTATTTTTGGGTGCCTATTATTTAATTAATATGTACTCTTCAAATGAAGATGAATATATCAATAAATATAATGCTAAAATAGAAGCATTGGAGCAGAAAGTCGATTCGTTACATAGTATAAATGACGAATTGACTTTTAAAATTGATACATTAAACGTACAAATAAATAAATTAGATCAAGAACTCGATCTTAAAGACAACAGAATAAATAATCTACGATATGAAATTAGTACTAAAGTTGATGCTGTTGATAACTTTAATGACGACGAGCTTGAAAGGTTTTTCACAGAGCGCTACAGACAGTACCTCGATTCAATTAAAAAAACCGATAGCACGTCTAGTAATTAAAGATCTTATCAAAGGAGACGGAGCTAAAAGTGAATTAGCTTTAACATTAGGTAAAATTAAGATTTTAGAACAAAAAATAATTCTAAAGGATAGTGTTATTTTTAATTTAAATTCTCAAGTAGGAAATTTTAATTCTATTTTATCTACTAAAACGGACCAATTAGCTTTATCCCAAGAATTATCTAAAAAACTCCAAACTGATTTAAAAAAGCAAAAATTTAAAAATAAACTAACTGCTGGAGCAGGGGTTGTAGCTGTAATTGCAGCCATCCTTTTAGTAAAATAATATATGTCTGATTTAAAAAAAGTAATACGTCAAGAATATTTAAAATGTGCCCAAGATCCGGTACATTTTATGCGTAAATACTGTTATATACAGCACCCACAACGTGGTCGCATACAATTTAATCTATACCCCTTTCAAGAAAAAGTACTAACGTTATTCCAAAATAACGATTATAGTGCTATATTAAAATCTAGACAACTGGGTATATCCACACTAGCAGCAGGTTATTCATTATGGTTAATGATATTTCATAAAGATCGAAATGTATTAGCATTAGCAACAACTCAAGCAACTGCTCGTAACTTAGTAACAAAAGTTCAATTCATGTGGGAAAATTTACCTTCATGGCTTAAGGTAGATTCAGCAGAAAATAATAAATTATCTCTTAGATTAGTAAATGGTTCAAAAATACAAGCTAAATCCTCAAATGCAGATGCTGCAAGATCAGAAGCCGTTTCTTTACTAATAATTGATGAAGCTGCTTTTATTGATAATATTGCTGAAACATGGGCATCTGCACAACAAACATTAGCAACTGGTGGTGGTGCAATTGTATTATCTACTCCATTTGGTACTGGTAATTGGTTTCACCAAACATGGGTTAAAGCGGAGCAGGGTGAAAATGAATTCTTACCTATTAAGTTACCTTGGTATGTCCACCCAGAACGTGATCAAAAATGGAGAGATGCACAGGACTCATTATTAGGAGACCCTAGATTAGCGGCACAAGAATGTGACTGTGATTTTAGTACATCAGGTGATATTGTATTTTATAATGAATACTTAGAATACTACGAAAAAACTTATATTAAGGATCCTTTAGAAAAACGGGGGGCAGACCAAAATTTATGGGTTTGGGAATCCCCGGATTACAGTAGAGATTATATTGTAGTAGCTGATGTTTCTAGGGGTGATGGAAAGGACTTTTCAGCATGTCATGTAATTGATGTAGCAAATAATGTACAAGTTGCAGAATATAAAGGGCAAATTAGTACTAAGGATTATGGGCACTTATTAGTTGGCTTAGCTACTGAATATAATGAGGCAATGTTAGTAATTGAAAATGCAAATATCGGTTGGGCAACTATACAAGTAGCAATTGATAGACAATATCCTAACCTTTATTATTCACAACGGAGTGACTCCCCAAATGCTGATTCGTATTTTGATAGATATCAAGACCACTCCAAAATGGTAGCTGGTTTTACAATGTCCTCTAGAACACGTCCTATGGTAATAGGTAAATTCCAAGAGTATATTTCAGATAAAGGAGTAACAATACAATCAAGAAGATTAGTAGAAGAAATGAAGGTATTTATTTGGAAAAATGGTAGAGCAGAAGCACAAACAGGTTATAATGATGATCTAGTTATGGCTTTTGGTATCGCCATGTATATCAGAGATACAGCATTAAAATTAAGACAACGTGGTTTAGATGCAACCCGAAATGCATTAAATAATATAACAGTAAACAGAACTGCATATCAAGGTAGTTATGGATTTTCAAAAGGAGCGGATAATCCTTATCATATTGATACTAAAGATGGCAAGGAAGATATTAGATGGCTTCTATAATAATATTTATAATAATAATAACAAATTATGGCTGATAAAAGCGTATTTTCAAGATTAAAAAGACTATTTTCTACTGATGTAATCATCAGGAATATAGGAGGTAACCAAATAAAAACTATTGACTCAGGTCATATTCAATCTAGTGGGGAATATGAAACTAACTCATTAGTTGATAGATATAATAGAATTTATTCTACAGCACCTTCTTCATTATATGGTGCTCAATTCAATTTAAATTATCAGTATTTACGTACTATGATTTATTCTGAATATGATGTAATGGATCAAGATGCAATTATTGCTTCTGCCTTGGATATTTTAGCAGATGAATCTACTCTAAAAAATGATATGGGAGAGGTTCTTTCAATTAGAAGTGCTAATGAAGATATTCAAAATATATTATATAATTTATTTTATGATGTACTAAATATTGAATTTAATATGTGGATGTGGATTCGCCAAATGTGTAAATATGGTGATTTTTTCTTAAAATTAGAAATAGCTGAAAAATTTGGAGTATACAATGTTATACCCTATACAGCTTACCATATGGAAAGACAAGAAGGATACAACCCAGAAAACCCCCAAGAAATTAGATACATATACAACCCAGAAGGTTTTGTAGGAGGTGGAACTAGTAGTTCAGGTTATTATACAGTAAACCAAAACCCGGATAATACAACGGGAATTGTATTTGATAATTATGAAATGGCTCATTTTAGATTAGTAGGTGATGTTAATTATCTTCCCTATGGTAGAGCTTATATAGAACCAGCTAGAAAATTATTCAAACAATATACTTTAATGGAGGATGCTATGTTAATTCATAGAATTGCTCGCGCCCCTGAAAAACGAATTTTTTATGTAAATGTAGGAGCTATTCCACCTAATGAAATAGAAACATTTATGCAAAAAACTATTTCAAGTATGAAACGTACTCCGTTTATGGATGAAAAAACGGGTGAATATAATTTGAAGTACAACATGCAAAACATGATGGAAGATTTTTATATTCCTGTTCGTGGAAATGATAACACTACTAAAATAGATACTACACCTGGTTTACAATATGATGGTATACAAGATGTAGAATATTTAAGAGGTAAATTATTTGCAGCACTTAAAATCCCAAAAGCATTTTTAGGGTATGAAGAAGGTTTAGAAGGTAAAGCTACATTAGCTCAACAAGATATTAGGTTTGCTCGTACAATTGATAGAATTCAAAGAATTATACTATCAGAACTTAATAAAATTGCTTTAGTTCATTTATATACACAAGGGTATACAGATGAAACATTAACCAATTTTACATTAAACATGACAACTCCTTCTATCATTTATGATCAAGAAAGAATTGAGTTAATGAAATCTAAAGCTGAGTTATCTGCTACATTATTAGAACAAGGTTTAGTACCATCTGATTGGATTTATGATAATATTTATCACTTTAGTGAGGATCAATATGATGAATATAGAGATTTAGTTAGAGAAGATGCTAAACGTAAGTTTAGAATAGCCCAAATAGAAGCAGAAGGAAATGACCCTATTGAAACTGGTAAATCGTATGGTACCCCTCATGATTTAGCTTCATTATATGGTAAAGGAAGAATGTATGATGACCCAGGAAATGTCCCTGAACCAGAAAAATATGCGGCCGATGATCCTAAATTAGGAAGACCTCAAGATACTAATGTGAAACGCAATACACAAGATGATAATTTTGGTAAAGATAGATTAGGAACTAAACGTATGAAAGATACTGATAAAAATGATTCTGATTCTATTCGTCCTAAATTTAAGGGAGGAAGTCCTTTAGCTCTTGAAAGTGCCCAAATAACATATCTAAAAAATAAAGATATTTTCAAAAAAATGACTCAAAAAAGATTGATTTTTGAAGAAGATAAAGATACATCTTCATTACTAGATGAAAACCAATTAAAGAAGTAAAAAACTTTACATATTTATAAATAAATATATTTTTTGATGAAAATAAAACACTCAAAGTACAAAAACACAGGCATATTATTTGAACTGTTAGTACGCCAAATTACAGCTGATACGCTTAAAGGTGGTAATTCACCCGCTATAGATATATTAAAAGAATATTTTGTTAATACTAGTTTAGGTAAAGAATATAAATTATATGAATCTGTAATTAAATCTAAAGTAATAACTGAAGGTAGAGCTACATTAGTTATTGATACCATATTAGAAGCTTCTACTAAATTTAATAGAAAGTCTTTAAAAAAGCAAAAGTATAACTTAATTAATGAAATTAAAAAACATTATAATCTAGAATCTTTTTTCGGTTCTAAAATTACTAGCTATAAAGAGTTAGCTGCTTTATATACTTTGATAGAAAATGTTAATTCAAATTCCATTTCAAATCCTACACAGTTAGTAGAGAATAAAATAACTTTATTAGAGCATTTAACTAAAAAAGAAGTTACTCAAAATTCAAAACAAACAGTACTTGAAGAATTTTCTACTTATGATAAAGATGTAAGAACTCTTACATATAAAGTATTATTAGAAAAGTTTAATGATAAATATGATATATTAACTAATGATCAAAAACAAGTACTTAAAGAATATATTAATTCAGTAGATTCAACTCCAGATTTAAGAAACTTTTATAATACTAAAATTAGCGAATTAAAAAATATTTTAGTTAAAGAAACTAAAAATATTAAAGATAAAACTATTCAAATTAAAATTACTGAAATATCTAAATTTTTAACTGAATTGAAAAAAACTGATAAAGTTGGAGATGATAATTTAGTTGATTTGTTACGTTATTATCAATTAGTAAACGAAATACAAATAGCAAATGGCGTTCAAATATAAACTTAAAGAAGCACCAACCCCTAATCTAGCCCAACAGACTGGAGCTAAAATTGGAGATGTGTCTTATTCTAAAGATGGGGATACTAAATTTGTAGTTAATTCTATAGATAAAGAAACAGGCCAAATAGGATGGAAAGTAATTGAACTCCCAGCATTTGATAAATTAAATGATGATGTTGATAGTTTAGTTTCTACAGCTAAAGGAGTTTATACTAAAACCAAGGATGATGAAAAGTTTAGAGAAATATATGAAGAAGCTAGACTTTTAAGAAATAAAATTAGAAAACATCTTCGTAACGAGTACCCAGACGAGTATAAAAGAATGACTATGGAAGGGGAAATTGAAGAAATGTCTACTACAGGAGGTGGAGCTGGGTCAGCTAGTTTCACTGGTGGTACAGGAATGCAGTATGCTACACCTTATGCTTTTAAAAAAAAGAAAAAAAAACTTAAAAAAGAAGGAGTTGGGGCAACATTAGGTCCTGGCCCTAAGGCAACAGAGGATGGAGTTAAAGATAATGCATATGTAAAACAATTTAAATACAAATTAGTACCTAAAAATAAACAAGGTACTTACGTACAAAAGGGATCAGGACTCGAAGTAAATAAATTATTTTAATATGTATAAGGGTAATATAAAAGAACAAGAAGATAAAGTATCTAAATTCCATGAGGAACGTATAGAGGCTTTTGATAAATTAGAGTCTAGATTTGAGAATATTAAAAAATCAATTAAACTAGCAAAAATAGAAACAATAAAATATTACAGAGATAATCCGGAAAGCTTTGCTGTCGTAATTGGGACAGATATGATTAACGATTATTTTAACGATATAGAAACATTATTACAATAAATAAAAACTATGAAATCACCAGAACAATTACATAAAGAATTAACAGAAAAGTTAATAACTGAAAATTATATTGATCTAAATCCTATCACAACTTTTGAGGCAACTCCAAAATTAGACTTTGAAAAGAAGTTTGCTCAATTCTTAAATGAAAAAAAAGGAGATTTATCCGAATTACAACCTATTGTTAATACAGATGAATCAACAAATACATTAAAAGATTCAGAAGGTATATCTGCCGAT